AATTAGAACAACGATTCTCTGAAAAAATCCGAGCACAAAAGGATTAATCTTAACATAGAATACGGGATAGGGAAATTCGACCCTATCCCATATTTTTTTATCCTGAAATATGAATATATATTATAGTAATAGATGAAAAGAGGAGAACATCTAAAACTATTTTATATTTTTTATTCTATTTCAGGAGGTTCAAAATGAACTTTAAATCAAAAAATGAAACTTTAACTCAAGTGTATCTTCGTATTATGAAAGAATTAACTAATCCAAAACGCAATGTTTTGGCATTGTCTATTTCTTACAAGAAAGAACCAGAACGTATTATCTGTCATATCTATGACTTAGTGGATATCGAACAAGATCGTTGTCAACAAGTAGATTTCATATTCTCTACTGATAGTAATTACTATGTGGTACGTGAAGGTGAGTATACATTTAGTCCAGATGACATTCCATCCAATGTGTGTTCTATCAATATAGATATTGACAATGTAGATGAAATTGTAGCACTGGAATTGGTCTATCGTGCATATGAAATTAACTTTGATTATGCAATCTATGAACTATTGGAAGATATGATTGAAGCATCTATGGCAAATTATCCATCTATGTATAAAGAGTTACTCAACATCGGAAGCTCTGATCTTCCAAATATCTTAGAGTATGAAGATATTGATTTAGCAGCTATTTATGATAACGTATGTTCAAATACAAGCACAATTACATTTAGAAAAGATATCACAAATAAAGTAGTTGTTGATATTGCTACCCGTATAACAGATATGATTAGACCATGTGAAAAATACACAACTGGCTTAAAAATACGTGTAGCGATTGGGTATCTATACGCTAAGTATTTCTTAGAAGCCGATACCTCCAATGGATTTGGTTGTGTATACTATCCAGATTCCAAAACACTTGGTGTTGAACGTTCTTTATTCACTTTAGATAGAGAATAAGAAAAAGGAACCCTACGGGGTTCTTTTTTTTCGTATTTTAACGACTCTTAAATATATATTATTATAAGGAATAGATACATAGGGTATCTATTCCTTAACTTATTTTTTCATATAAAGGAGAAATTAAAATTATGGAACGTGTATTTGAGAATTATTTGAATGATATCTATGTAGATGTATTAAACTGTATCGAGAAAGCCAATCTTCCGGTTAAATACATCAGATTTTTCCAAAAGCAACCAAGTTTGTTAATGTGTGAACTTTACACTATGAGCGGTGAAGTAAACAAATTTAAAAGAATCGCTATAGTGTATTCATTGAAAGCAATGTACTATGCTATTAACGTTGATAAAGCGTTGGTATCACAAGAAAATCTTCCAATTACTGTTAATAAAATTGACAGTAAAAATGATTACTATGAATCGACTGTGGCGATGGCATTGCTATGTGCAGTGATCGATAAATTAACAGGACCTGCCAATGAAGCGTTAGAGTACATGCTAGAAATAGCGAAACATTCATATGAAAGTGAATATAGAAGTATCAAAGATATTTCATCTGTTAATATAAAACGGATTGCTGAGATTGAAGATATTGATATCAGCAAATTCGAAACATCGGTAACTTCAAACACTGTCGCTATTGAGTTCACTAAAGAGGGAGAAAAAGCGAATGTTAAACTAATCAAAAAGATGGAAGATTATACGGAATGTGAGTTATCCGATAATTTAAAAATTCGAATTTTGATAAGTTTATTATTAGTCAAATACTTCTTTGTAAATGGTGACAGAGATAAGTTTGATTGTGTATATTACCATCAATCGAATACAATGAATTACCCAAAATCATTGTATATCTAAGATATGAAAGAAACCTCTTATGAGGTTTCTTTTTTTTACCTTAGATACCCATATCCTAACATTATAGTAATATTTTAACAATCTCAATTTACAGTTCATATAAATGAAAAGGAGAGTGTTTCAATGAGCAATTATATGCTTGAACGCGTCTTCACTATGATGATTCGTCAGGATGATGGTTCTTATAAGATTTTATATCCTAAAACCGCTGCCGAACAAGTTATGGCGACAGACATTACGCTCAAAGAACATTGTACCGACTTCTTGTCTCATATTTATTCGACAGAACGTCGCTTGATTAACAATGTTAATAGACCAAATGGTTATGTACTTCTTGAAGAAGGTAACTTTTTAGGTACTGATCGCATTAAGAAAGAACTCTTAGCGATTAATAAAGAATATGACACAATTGCTGACCTTTTATTAGAATCCAAAGCTCAACCTGGTAAATTGGTTATGGTATTGGATGCTACTGGTGACCCATCCGTTGATACGGGATGGGCAGTTTATCGTCGTACGAAAGATCAACATTTCGAAGATCTTACTAAAGGATGGGAAAAAGTTTCCGAACAAGAAGCTATCGAAATTGATATGCATTGGAGAAACGTAAAGAACCATCCACAATCTAACCCAGCTGATATTGATGACATGGTTCGTAATGCTCATATCCATCGTGATTTAACAGCATTACATTCCTTAGGACAAGCAAACGCTGATACTGTATTTGATCATGAATACTTCACTCATAAAGAAAAACGTGTGGGTGAAGATGCTAACATTGTCCAAGTCTATGTGGGTGCCGTAGAAAAACCAGTGGGTATCGGTCGTGATATGCGATCTGGTGATTTCTGGTACAAACCTTCCATTGGTCAATCTTGGTGGCATGATCCTTCTGTGGAAGAAGCGACTGATACATGCTATGAAAAATACCGTGATCAAGTAAGCATGACTACATCTCCATTACTTCGTACCAATAAAACAAAAGTAATGCGTCGTATGTTCTACCGTTGTAATAACTTAGAAGTGGTGAATCAATACGATACACGTAATGTAACTGATTTCACAGGTATGTTCTATGAATGTGGTGCTATTCGTGAATTACCACCTTTCTATTCCTTTAAAGGTAAAACATTCGATTCCATGTTCTACAACTGCAAGAAATTGAAATATGGTCCAGAACTTGATTTCAAATCTGCTACTACTACAGCAGGTATGTTCTCTGGTTGTGAATCTATGAAGAAAGTATTAGCATTGAAGAACACTGGTTCTATTGCTGATATGAGCCAAATGTTCAATGGTTGTCGTTCCTTGGAAAGTCTTCCTGAACTTGATGTATCTGGTGTAACAACCGATGAAGGGTTATTGAAAACATTCAACGAATGTTTCAGTCTTTCTGAAATTTCTTTCAAACCTAATACATTAACATGCTCTATTTCGTTAGAAAATACTAAACTTGATTTAGATTGTATCCGTCGTTTGTTTGCTAGCTTACCAGCTATTACAACCAATAAAGTGATCAATCTAATCGGTACTCCAGGTATTACTAAATTAACTGCCACAGAACGTGCAGTAGCAACCAATAAAGGTTGGATTATATTACCTGCACTATAAGATAAAACTAAGTGGATATACTCGATGAGTATATCCACTTTTATCCGTATTGTTAGATACGTTAAATATATATTATAATCATGAATAGAACCAATGGGAAAGGAACTGTTATGAAATATCAATTGATTCGATTGATGTTCGACCTAATGGTGATGATTGTGACACAAACAATCGTAACATTAGTTAGCACATTGATCATCAAACTCATTTTATGATAGTTTCAGCTTTTTAATGACCTCCTTTTATTTCAACTGGTATCGAAAAGTATATCAAGTCATTAAAAACAATCATTGGTTCTATTCATAATTATAATTATAATAATGTATTACAAAGGAGAAAATAAAATGTTTACTTTTACTGATATTATAACAACTGTGGCTATGGTAATGGGTGCCATCAGCCTATTTATCTTTGGTGCTGGTAAACAGCAGCCAAAATGGTTTACGTATTTAGAAATCCCAATCGTTATTATTGCCCTAGTTTTGGGTATGTTTATAGACGACACCATTCTTTAATTAGAGGAGGAAAATTATAATGAGATTTACTAAAGTGTATGAAGACGTGGTTGGTGGATTGGTGGCTATTCCAAGTAACATATTAGAACAAAGATTTTTGGAAATATTAAAATACGATCTGATTGACCCAGAAGAGCTGCTCTGTGATTGGCATCCAGAGTGGTTGGGTGAAGAGCTTTCATTGGACTACATGAAAGCTCTAGGATTCACAAGTGTGAAATTCAATGGTAAGGATAATCGTCTAACACAAATTTTCGAAGGTGAGGAGTATGATATCACCGCAACCCCATCGAATCTAAAGGTAATCATCGCCGGTTACCGAATGCTCGGGAAGTACAGAAAAGTCGCCAAAATCCTAAAGGATATCAAACGACTTGATTATTACAACAACTAAAAAGAGAACCTTCGGGTTCTCTTTTTTTGTGCTTTTACCTATGGACTATTTAACATTTATATAATGCAAATAGCTAATTCCACATTTATGTTTTTAAATAAGGAGCATAGTAAATGGCTAATGATATTAAAAAGATTGTAATTCGTCGACTCGAGTCCGATAATCAATACCATGTATATTATCCTCAAACATTAGTTGACGGCTTACAAGATAATGAAGCAACACGCGAACACTTTGCTAATGCTGATATCCATGTAACAGCTGACCAACGTGCCAATGTGTTGAACAAGGGCCTTGTTCTTGATGATAAAGGCTTAGTACCTGATACATTGATGGGTACTAAAGGTGTAGGTCTTCGTGACTATGCTAACTTTGCTGCATTGAAAGCAGCTGCCGACGTTAAAGTTGGTGAAATGGTAATGGTTCTTGACGCTCAAGATAATGATGATGTAGCTGCACGTCATGAAGGTTGGGAAATTGTTAAAGTCACTGGTACACCAGAAGCTAAGACATATGAATTCATTACTAAAGCACAATTGATGGACTATGTCGTTCATCCAGATCATGTCAATGGTATGTATACAAGCAACAAAGATGACATTGATGCTATGGTTGCTAATGATCATACACATGCTAATCTTGCTGTATTGAACACATTGACTGAAGAAAAAATGAATGCTTTAGCTAAAAAAGGTCAAACAGGTACCATTAAATATGGTGAAAATGTCGATACTTTAGATAATAAAGAAGGCGACATGGTTTACAAAGTAACTGGTGTAATTGCTGGTGAATAATAGAAATAGAGATATGCGTAATGCATATCTCTATTCTTTTTGTATTTATATATTATATATAAGAAGAACTATTGAGGGAAAGGAGTTTCCTATGAGATACCATATTATGATATCTGTACTTAAAGTAGCAATCACCATAGTTTGCCAAATCCTTGCTACTCTAATTAGTGCAATCATTATCAAATATATCTTATAGTAAACTGGACTTAGCCTCCGTCCATTTCCTTCTATTCTACTAATAAAAAATAGGGTATTCATAGATATACTCAATAGTTCTATTATTTTGTAGTACTAATAGTAAAAGGAGATTATAGGTATGAAAAAGAACGATCTAGCGTTAATCAAATGGATTGACGAATTTTCTAAGTACGGATATATAGTTATCAATAGTGGTAGACCATTCTTGTTTGATGTAAAGATTTTCTCTATGAAAGGAACTCATCATTTATCGATTGTTAGACTATGTTATCAACCAGATTCATATGAGTGTGCAATGGCATGTAGAGATACACATCAAACAAGTGATCCAGTTAATTTATATACAATCGAAGAAGTGCAAGAATGGTGTAATACACATCGTGAATTCTTGGACAATTGATAGATAGAGAATGAGTTAATGAAACTCATTCTCTTTTTTTTTGTTAACTGTAAAAGTACACTAAGTTGAATATATATTATAGATACGTATAAAAGTAATTTATTAATATAAGGAGAAATCAAATGACTCAGTTAGATAAGGATTTAAATGCGTTTTTAGTTGAAACATTTGGTGATGACCATAACGTAGTAATCCATGGGGCTCATGGTTATACCTCTTATGGTTACACTTGGTTGTATGATACTAAGGTATCCAATCATGAAGTAACGAAAGCTTTATCTATCGTTCGCTTAGATGCTAAGCCGAACGTATATGAAGCTACTGCTTTCGTTGTTGGTGAACATGTCACTGACAATGAATACTTACTTGATTTTGAGGAATTAAAGGAATGGGTCTTAGCCCATAAGGATTTCTTGAACTCATAGTATTAGAAAGAATACATCAATTTGATGTATTCTTTTTTTGCCAAAAATATGTGTAAAAGTATGCTACTTTATTTATATATTATAATCATGAATAGAAACGGAAATATAGTTTAGATGAGACAAAAGAGTTCCGTAGATTCTGTTCAAAGATTTTTATTATATTATACTTTTTACGAAAAAGGAGATTTTAATTATGCGTGTATTATTAGGTTTACTAGATGGTGTTTGTTTAGGGTTATTAGTGTATGCAGTGGCTCGTCCACAATCCGTAGCACGTTTAGTAGGTTGGGAAGGACAATCTGAAGAAGGAGGTGAACAATAATGGAACAATTACTAACAGTCCAACACGGAACAAAAGTTTATGTGAATATGTGCGGTAAGCACACAGTTAAGGTGTATAACACTGAGACCGATGACCTAGTAGTTGAAGTTCCCTTCTCTGGTGTACAAGCTCGTAGAGCTGAATCATCTGAGATGGTTTCCGAAGACAACGGGTTACAAATGTTCCGCACAATTTATGGTAAAGTAGAAGGTCTACCAGAGGCACAAGATGGCGTTGTCATCATCGTGTCAATGGCTGTCCGTCAAGCCTTACCAGAACGGAAAGACCTGGCTTCTCCAGGCTCTCTTAGAAAGGATGAATCTGGCATGCCTACGGGATGCTATGGGTTGAATTTCAACTAAGAGAAGAAAGAGAACTAGTCGATGACTAGTTCTCTTTTTTTTATTTTTTTTTGATAGAGATGTGATAGATGTAGCCATATCCATATAATATGTGGAGGTATATTATGGTTGGGTGGTACGCTACATCTATCACGAAGATAAGATAACACATTGCAAAGAAAGAGGTTAAACAATGCGTACTTTATTGTTCTATTTTGATTAAAAGTTAATGTAATACAGTCCACCCTTTAATCTTAGCATTGTTGATTAAATTCATTACTCGGTTATCAGTAACATCAACATTCGTATTACGAACATCGAGTGTTTTTGGATCATGAAGTCGATCTTTTAATCCACCGATGACTTGTTCGAAGGATTGGTTTGTAAGCTGAGTATTTGCAAATGAAATATTACAACCTATGCTATTGTGCTGACAGGAAACATTTCTTAACTTAATACAACCATCAAAGATATTGGTTGCATTCGTACATTCTGGGATATTCATATCACTTACAGTGGTTAATTTTTCACAGTTACGGAACATGGATTCGCATGTTTTCGCAGATGGAATGTTTAATGATGTAACTACATCTAAATCGATGCAGTTTTCATACATAGAAATGACATTCTCAACCATCGGCAGTGATACACGTTGAGGGGATGCTAATAATGTACAGTTTTGGAACATACTATGAGCATCATTAACTCGAGTAAGTTCTAAGTTAGGAATATTAACCAATGATGTACAATCTTTGAACATCTCAGATGTATCAACTAGCATATGGGTTGTAATATATGGAAAATACTTTAATGATGAGCAACCAAGGAACATACGTGATGCGTTTTCTAATTTATCTGTTTGGAACGTAGGAATATCAGCTAATGTTTCACAATTCATGAACATTTCTTTCATACTTTTAACTTCAGCTGTATCATACCAAGGTACTTTAACTAGATTATGACAATTCGCAAAGAAACGATCAAGTTTCGTTACCATATTACTTTTAATCTTAGGGGCAATCACCATCTCTTGATTATTCTCATAATATCCAGTCATATCACCATGTAAGGTTAATGTATCTGGACGAATAACTTGTGCTTGATGAGGATAGGTATCTTGATTGTGGTCATGAATTGGGTCACCGAATGGAGTGAGTTTTGGGTTTTCTCGTTCCCCTGTTACGTACATAACTAAGTCACCTGGGAAGAGTTTATTACTCATCAAGTTATCAGTAACTTTATAGGATGGAACTTCTTCCCGTTTACGAATCTTAGTCGTACCAAAGTATAAATGGTCAAGAATCGCAGATAACTTATTCAAAGCTTCCATAGCTTCATGAGTATGGCCTTCTTGTCCCAATCGATCGATTTCATCTTTTGTAGATCTAAATGGAGCACCTAAATCAGCCCAAGAGAAACTGAATTCAATAGACTCTTCTTCAGCCATCTTATCCCAGTTTTCTAAGTAACTAGAATCCCCACCTTTGAATCGGTATGTTGCCCAACTATGAGCTTTCTTAACGGTATCGTCACCTTTGGAGGCATCCAATACCATAGCCATAGTACCAATGTCATGCACTGGGTCTAGTTTAGAACGGATTAACATCTGTACGATATTCTTATATTCCCGATTAATCCCAACAAGAATTGGGTTATATTGATCATCTTTCAAATACCCCGTTGGTTCTAAGATAGCAAATCCTAACGGTTTATTACCATGGGCTAAGATGATATGATCTTTCTTAGTAGCATGAACGATTTGACTTCGTACATGATCTAATACAGTATCTTTTTGTTTATTGATATAGACGCCTTCGGCGAATGTCTTAGGAATCTGAATATCAAGATCATCTCCACTAGAGTTCTCGCCTCTAATAAGGAGCGATATTTTATATTCATTAAACTCTCTAAGCATATATGCATTCTCCTTTCATAGGATGAGTTATATGATTTTGTATTACAGTAATGTTAAAATGACGTTTTTATAGACATATAGGTAGATACTTTTCTTTCATGGTACTCCTAATGATGATGGCGATGTATCCGGACAATAATCGTGTTGGCTTATTGCTTTGGATACATCGCCATTATTTTCCGTATTTTTACCTTCTATAAGTATATATTATTGATGTGAAGTAATGTAATATATTTATATTTATTAATTTAACTTTATAGGAGGTTTATTATGTTACAACAAGTTTCACTTTCACAACTTCAGGCATCCGTTGCAGATGAGTTCAAGTTCTCCGAGTTCGAGTCTTATGACTCTGATTTCGATGTGGAACTCGAATTAGATTTGCTATCCGCTGTACTAGAAGATTTATTTTAATTGAAAAGGAGAATAAAAAATGAAAAGTGTATTCGCAAAAGTTTTAATGTTATTATTGGGTAGAGTGGTCTATTGGCCACTCTACTTATATAGCGTTCTAATGTGCCGTTACTTTGGTACGAGTCTTAACGCTGTATTAGAAGACAATTCAAGATTCAAATCCGATCATGTACGGATCGGTAATAAGTTGGTAACCCGATTAACTGATAAGTGGGGAAGAACCAAATATGTTTTTGCAAATATGGATGAAACCTCAACAAAATTATTTAGCGGTGCAAAATATGCACTATTGCTAACTTATAATGAGTTCAGTGAAAAGGTAGAATCCGAGGTGGTTGTATACCATATCCACTTAGGGATTATTCGTTATAGTGGTAAACAAAGAACAAGTTTCTTAACATCTTTAGAACAATTAGAATCGTTGTTCTAAAGTAAAAAAAGAATACCTTCGGGTATTCTTTTTTTATCTTTCTTTTCGATTATATATTATTAACGCAAGATAGAAACGATTCTATCAAATAAACTATAAAAAGGAGGAACTTAGTATGTATAAAATACTAGTCCACAAAGGTGATTATATCACTTATAGATTAGGTGAGCGTATAATCACTGACCGCGTAGACGTTTTATATAAACGTCATAGTAAACTCAATGTTGATGATACCAATGTTAAGAGTATTAAGAAGACGTTGGGTAATGTCGAAGGAAAACCACTTGATAGACTTGATGAACTTACACATCTATATGCTGTTGAAATATATGATGAAAAGTTCAACTTGTTGAATAGTGGTAAGTCTGAATTCGTTAAGTGTGATATATCCAATTCCGATGATATAGTCCGGGGAAAAATGGATATCGAAGATGAAGAGGATAGATTAATCGCATATCTATTTGGATTCATCTACCGCTCATTAGATACTATAGGTTATGGTGAGAATGGAAATCTAATCCTGAGATTTCCTGTGAAGGATATAGAAATAACATCTGTATGTAGCTTATTTACCGATGCGCTTTCATCTTACAATAAGCTAAACTCATGTAAGGATATGATCAAATTTAAAGAGAAACATAGTGGACTACACCACGAGATTGTTTCTCTATCTATAACATCAAAGTCCTTCATTGATAAGTTTAGATATACGATGATGGCTTGGTTTTTCACGAAGAACGACCGTTTGTTCAAACATTATAAATGCATACCATTCGGTCTACTTAATGCGAAAACTCATGTTAAGCGTGCATTTATCGATATATTTAGAGATATCGCACTATCCAACACCCAACTCGTTTCATTACGAAGAGGCGAGTCACCAAGCTCAAAATGCTATTTGCTTGAGGTTGATGAGATGGTTGGTGTAAATGGTTATAAGTTCGTTCACAAATAATGAATGAATTACAAACATAATAGAGATTAAGCTACGTATGTCATACTTAGTTCGCGATTGGCTACAAGATGGTGACGTAGTAACATGAGAAGCGTGAAGATATACATATACTATAAAAATTAACCCATTCGGACTCAACTATATTAGAGAGGGATGGTTAGGTTAATATAGATCTGAGTGTATATCCATGGGGGTAAGTCGAGAGGCTCTCCATGATCGATATCTGGTTACCGAAAGGTGATCTAGTTCTAGCCGTAGGGGAGACCTAATAGCTAGGATGGTCCGATATCGATAGAATCAATGGGTAGAAATATTCATTGGTCCGCTATAAGAGGTGAAAGACTTATAGTGCATGCAACTTTATCTCTAAATTAATATAGTAGCTATTCTATGATAATAACGTATAATGAAGCTTGAGAGATATGTAATGATATATGAGGTTATGTATGGCGGCTCCTTTGTAGTAGAGCCAAAGTTAAAAACATAATAAACATGGGTAAATATATCGAGAATTACATATCCACATAAGAAGAGAATTCTTATGTGACCTTATTGGTAGAAATATCTTTAAGGGGATGGTACTGTGACTGATGGATAAGATCAGTTATGTGCCCCATTAGTAGAAATACTAATGCAAGCGACGTTATATTGAAATACTACAACTTTGGTAAACTTATAGAAATATAAGTATCATAGAATAGTCAATGGACAAGGAATACCGCAAGGTATTCTTTTTTTTTGCCAAATCCGTCATGGTAACATTATACTAATTACTTCTATTACATATAAAACAATGAAGGAGGTACATGTATAATGCCTGATAATCAAATTAAGGTCCTCCATAGTCAATATAAGTATAACACACGCGTTGAACAAGGTGGTCGTGGTCAAGATTACGTAGTTGTATATTTTGAAAACAATGCTACTGATGTTATGATGCATGGTTATACTCAAGTACCTGACACACACATTCATTTACAAGGTGAATTAAATAATAAAGATACGGGTATGGACGCATTCAAGAAATTGGATTCCGCGATTCGTAATACTCGTTTCGGTCACCTGAATGACCATGGTCGTTTGAAAGTTAATAATAACTTCCAAATTGATAGTGATGGTACCTTGGGTCTTAATATTATTATGCTAGAAAATCGTGCCGCATATAATGCCATCACAACTAAAGATGAAGGTGCCATCTATATGTGGACTGATAACGGTAAATTTACTGGTATTGACACCGGTTCTACAACACCAGGCAGTACGATTAACGTAGGCTCATTAGAAGCTCACAACGCTTCCCCATTGGCACATCCAGACATTCGTAACCAAATCAATCGAATGCAAGCTAGTGTAAGTACTATCTCTGGTAATATGGATGCATACCAAACAGAATTGTTGAAAATTCGCTCTAATGTAGATGCTGCGGTTAAAATCGTAAATACGTTCAAAACGACAGGTATTGACCAAGCAGCCTTAGCCGACCGTGCTAGAACTGCTGATAAATTAAGTCGTTCTGTAACAATCAATGGTGTTTCATTTGATGGCTCTCAAAATATTAATATCGATGATGTTAATTACTCCAAAACAACAGGTAAATTGAAAAAAGCTGTTACCATTAATGGGGTAACATTCGATGGTTCTCAAAATATCACAATCCCTAAAGTAGATTCTGCTTCAACCTCTGAAGTGGCGACTCGCTTATCCAGAGCAATTCGTATCAATGGTATTGAATTTGATGGTTCTCGTGATATCACAATTCCTGCTTCCGCTATGGAAGGTTTTGTTGCTGAGAATGCATCTAAACTTGGTAATGTAGATGCTAGTGAATATGCATTGAAACGTGATGTATATCTACGTTCACAAACCTATGCAAAAGAAGAAGTCTACAATAAACAAGAAGTAGATAGCTTAGCAGGTAAAATCCCTGGTGGTCGTATTTACATTGTATAACGATAGGAGGACTATCATATGAATCGTTTTGCTGAAATTAAATATGGGCGTGTAAACGATATCGTAGAAACCCTTAATGATTTAACATGGGTTAGAACTATTTTCTCTCCTATTTCATTATGGACTGATATCACAGATATGCTCGATTCCGAAGGGAATCAAATCCAAATTGGCCATGTGTTTGAAGGTGGTTCCTTTAGAGCACCTGCCACTAGAACAGTTCCTGTCACATTAGATGATCATCGCCGTGTTGCATTATATCGTAAAGATCTATTAGTCACACAAAAAATCGAAGAAGGGTTCTTCTCCAAAGCATTAGGAGATCAATACTTCTTCCCTTATAATGGTGATGCCAAACAAATGTTAGATATGGACTTTGAACTATTGGAAGATGAAGAGGAAGAAGGCTTCAGTGTTGTATATCGTACAACTCGGGATCCTAAAGAATCCACTAATAAACTGAATGACACAATAACAGTTGATCAAGTGAAACAACTTCGAAAAGATTTCCGTAAGCATAAACTTGCTTGCTCTAAACGTGGTATGGAAATTACTAACCAAATCAATCAAGCGGAAGCTGTTGAAGAGATGTATAACTATATCAATTGGGATAAATAATATGACTAGGTAGTTGACTTTGTTAGCTACCTAGTCTTTCTACCCGCTGAAACATTCTACTAATACAATTACTATAACCTTTATGAAAGGAGACCTTATCTATGGGTTTAGCATATAATGGTAGAGTTGTCAGCGAAGACTACTATGCATTGATTCAATCTAAATTTGCCGTGATTGAACAAGCATTAGGTGCCTTAACCGCTGATACAACTTCTAAGAATGCAAGCTTAGAACAACGATTAGGTGACTTTAATACAAGTCTTAATAATCAATTTAAAAGCTTGAAAAATAAAATTGATAATGATATTGCATCTCAACTTAATGCTATCGAAACAAAAGTAACGAATAACCATAATTTGATTACAACTAAATTAGAAAACACGGCTCAACGGTTAGAAGGGTTAATCACTGAAACGGACACAACACTTACTAATAAAATTAAAGAATTGGATGGTCGTGAAAAAGCAGATGTTAAACAATTAACAACAGCTATCGGTACAGCAAAAGCTGAATTAACAGCGATTACCGAATCCAATAAAACTAAGATTGACGCCTTAGCAAGTAAGTTCCAATTTGGTGGAAGACAAGTCAATGATCGAAACGTACTTGTATGGTTCGATTATGAAACAAATCCAGATGAACCAGTGATCAAATTTAGAAAAGGTGATGCATTCGTTGCCTTTGGTGCTGACTGGAAATAATATGTAAACTATTTGGAGGATCCATGAGTCAATTTAATGACGTAATGGCAGTTCGTGCAGCCGTATTGACAATCACTACTGATTGTCAATTACGCTGTTCGTATTGTTTTGAAGAAGATAAAGCTCATAACTATATGAGTGAAGATGATGCTATGATCATCATTAAAAAATTATGTGATAATTTTAGGGAGAATGTATATACACATGATCCTACAGCTAAGCTAGATATTAGCTTCTTTGGTGGGGAACCTACATTAAACTTCCCTGTCATTAAAGCTATCGTAGCATACTGTAATGAACAAGAGTTTATTGTGCAATATGGTATTACTACAAACTGTGTTCATATCACAGATGAAATGATTGATTTCTTTTATGATAATAACTTCGGTATCTTAGTATCCATTGATGGCACGAAAGAGTTACATAATAGAAATAGAAGTAACTCCTATGATACCGTAGTAGCTAATATCAAACGCATGTTTGATGGTGGTTTGAAATTAAATATGGAAGCCCGTATTACTATACCACCAAAAGATATTCGTTATACATTCCAATCTATGAAGGATATGTATGACTTAGGATTTGACAGAATTGCTCCATGCTTCGTATATGACCAAGAATGGGATGAAGAAGCGTACCAACAATTCGAAGTTGAAATCCGTAAAATCTATAATTTTGCATTAGATAAATATAATTCAGAAGAAAGACGAAATCTCCAAGTTAAAAACATTGAAGATTTCATCTATTTATGCTATGATTCTGATACGAACGATACAAGTCCATGCGGATTTGGTAAAAATGCTTGGGTAGCTATCGGTTATGATGGTGAATTAACCCCATGCCACCAAGTCCATACTAACTTCCGTAACTGTGAAGTATTGCATATGGGTAATATGATTACTGATGAATTCGATCGAAGCGTTATGGATATGATCAATGTTCAATTCGATCGTAGTACCTGTGGTAACTGCCAATATAACAACGTATGTCTAGGTGGATGCCCTGCTGAAAGTTTTACGAATGGTCATTCATTTAACGATGTAAACCCAGCTGTATGTCGTCATATGGACATTATGTATCATATTGCTACAGAGTATCAAGATAAAATACTCCATAGCACTAATCTACGTTCCAGACGCTTAGCTATCTTGAAACGTAACTTAGAATTCAAACAGTTATTGGATACTGCAATTGATCACTTGCATCAGAATGATATCAACGTGATCATGTTAGATTTCGCAAGTATTCAAGAATCTATATTTGGTGAGGAAAAAATCCTTCTTCCTCCATACATCCGTTTAGCAGAACGATATATTGACATCGTATCTGATAAACTTCTAAACGATGTGGTTGAGGAACTTGATAAATATCAAGCAATTATGAACGGTGGTGAAATGAATGGCGATAATTAAAGCCGATGATATAAATGGATTAGTTGAGAAGATTAACAAATTAACTAAATTTTCTCGAGGTATCCGTGCAGTTAAATCAAATCCTGGTGTCGAAGCAGGGGGTAATGGCCCTGGTTTATCTTGGGGTTGTCATAAATATGGTGGTCAAATACGTAATGTAGTACCTGATGATAAAAAACAAGATAAGTTTCAGGGGTCCAATATAGTTAACACACACATTGATACCAATCACCGAGTGAAAGCAGATCAATTCAATGAAGTGGTTAATGGTATCAATTCCGCTATTACCGAAATTCGACAAAATGTAACAGGTAACGATGGTCCTGGGTTAGGTGATGTAACAGAACCAACTCAAGTGACAAAAGATACTATTGCTAAATTACAACAGCTACAAGCAGCATTAAATGCTGTTAGTACCATTGAAAGTACATTAAACCGCGTCAATGGTTGGTTTAACAGCGCTAACAAATGTAATCGTTCTTGCCAAGTTAACTGTCAAGTTGGTTGTCAAGTTGCTTGTAACTCTGTTAACTGGTGTCATGACCAAAAATGCGGCGGACACTAATTTTTTTATCAGTTTGAAGGAATGGTATAGTACCATTCCTTCTTATTTTCTAGTATGAGGGTACTATGTTTGATTCTATCAATCGTATTTCGATTAAAGTGACAGATTTCTGTAATTTAGATTGCGTGTACTGTCATCAACAAAAAGTAACAAAAGACTCATCCAAGACATTCTCCCACTATGATAAACTAGAAGATTTCATCAAGTCATTACCATTGGCAGATGAAGTTGATGTATTGGTTACTGGTGGAGAAATCTCTGTTAAATTAGATGAGTTCAGAAAGATTGAACGAATTCTTAGACGAATCAGTCAATCCATTGATGTAAAATTCATTATGAGTGTCGTTACGAATGGTACTAATCTTCCTGGATTAGTTGATTTTGTTAAACGGGGTATCATGCGTCCTGATTCAATCACTGTATCGTGGGATGGTGTGTATTCATACACTCATAGTCGTAAAGGTAAACTACAGAACTTATCCGATAAGTTCTTTAATGATAATATTAGATATATCGTTGACCAAGGATATGCGAATGAAATCAATATTGCATTTGCTGTAACTCCTGACACAATCAATGATATGATGCCAAGCTTAGATTATTGCTTAGGTGTTGGGTTGCGTAACTTCTCCTTCTATTATATCCATGAAGCAGATTATACAAACCCTAAATTCATCACTGATTATACAAACGCTTTACAAGGTATGGCGAACCGTTTTGTGCAAACATATCCTGATTTGAAAGAACGATTCCGTTATTATAATTGGCAAAATATGTATTGTCGATATATACTATCAGATGCATCATTCCTAGCTAAAACATCTTGTGTTAAGTTAGGGAATTCGATTCATATTGATATCGATGGTTCTATTTATCCATGTACATTCTTCTCTGATCATAGAAGTATGCAGATTGGTCACATACTAGAGGGATTCTATGAAGATCGAATTCATCGATTTGAGGGAGAATATTTCAGTAAACCAGACTGTAACTATGAAACATGTAAGAATGAACATTGTTTCGAATGTCCCGCATCGGATTATATCCTTAATCATGGTATGAATAACAAACAAAAGAATCTTTGTCATCTATTATCTATTGAACGAGAAATATTCATGGAAAATATTAAGAAAGTTACTATTAGCGAATATGATATTCGTACATTCTGGAACGTGGGAACGTCTGTCGTAGAATCCCATTACACAGATAAGATGAATGCCGAATGTCATCTTCCATTAACAGAATCTCGTGAATATACAGAAGATGATAAGATGTTAGTATCTAATAATATAGAGAGGATTCAATCATGGTAGAACAAAAACCATTCTTTCTACCATATCAGGTAGACTTCTATCTTATGTTAACAGAAGCATGCCCATTACGATGTGAATACTGCTATATCAAAGATAGAGATAATCCTACTCGTATGAGTAGAGATACCATGGACATTATGATGAAGAAAGTCCAAACAAAGCCAAGAATTATATTCTTTGGCGGTGAACCATTATTAGGTATCGATGATATCAAATGGTTCACTGAAAAATACAAAGATGATGTTAAAGTATTCCAAATTGTAACATCCACGTTCCCTAGAGCAAACTTCCATGAATTGATAGAGAATGTTATTAAACCAAGTACTACACCTTGGGAATTACAACTATCCTTCGATGGATTTGAAGGTAGTGAACGTATGTTAGTTAATAAGGACCCTGTTGCTCAGCAGGTGTATGAGAATATTCTATATACCTTAGAGCAAGGAGTTAAATTACAAGTTCGCTGTGTAATCAATGATTCGAATATATATTACTTCCATGATACGTATAAACAATTTAAACGTATGAGCGAAGAGTATAGTGGCTTATTCTATGCCGACTTCACATTGGTGCATGAAACCAATTTGGATTCCGATTTCCCAGAAGTTCTTAAACGAGAATTAGGAATGATATTGGATGATATATTAACAGATGAAAATCCATTCATTACAGCAGGTCTTGCTTCTATGATAGGTTCTATCCTAGAAGATAGAAAGTGTATGGCTTGTAATGTTGGGTCTGAGATTATCATTCGTCCTAATGGTGATATTTATCCATGTACTATGTTATCTCAATACTCTGAAGACTTTAAAATGGGTCATATCACAGATAGAGAGCTTAATACCGATATCGCTACTGATGTACATGAACGTCCTAAGGATTGTGATACTTGTGACTATAACAAGTATTGCTTTGGTGGTTGTCGTTATGAACGTTCCTATTTAGGAAATCTCAATGAGATTAATCTCGGTTATTGTGAACAGACAAAAATAGTTGTAGAAGCCCTACTAGAATTCAGAAATAAACTATATGCTGATTCTTGTAAGAATCGAGAACTTATTATGGAACGAATTCTACGCTACCGTACATGGCGTAGTGGTATGGAATCTACAATGGATTTCGAATATATGAAATTTAGAGGTAATCAAAATGCCGGAATTGAGTAAAGAGTTTAAAACTCGTATTAAACGAATGCTTCGGTCTTTAAATAGTTTTCGTTCTTGGCAATCCATCTTCTTCAATCTAACCTATGCTTGCCCATTAGCTTGTAAATACTGCTATATCGACCCAGAGTTGAAGGGTATGACATTAGAAGAAGTTGAATATACTATGGAATTGATTAATCAAGATAAGGGCAACTATTCCAGAACCATTACATTCTTCGGTGGTGAACCTGCTTTACAAATAGATATTATTGAAAAGATTATCCCTAAGTATTATAACGAAACGATTCCGGGTACAAATGAACGAAGATATCGTTTTGGTATCATAACAGGATTCACTGTTAACCAAGACCGTCTTATGAAACTATATGAGCAGTATCCATTTGAAATCGTTGTATCATATGATAATATACGAAATAATACTCGGGTTGATCATAAGGGGGTTCCATTCGATGCATTAGCGGAGTTACGAAAGTATACACATATGGACTTAGGTCGTTATATCTGTATACAGAAAACACTGACGGGTAATGAGAAAGATTTACTTGCTGATATTAAAGAGCTTGAAGAGTTCCATAAACAAACAGGAGCTAACTATTGCTGGGGTCATAATAAAACACCGTTCAAAATCCCTGATGATAATTATGAAAACTTCAAATCCCAATACAGTGCAGTGATTGATTATTATCTGACGGGCTTAGAAGAAAACCCTAATCGGTTTATCCCTAAGGTTGTTACAACTGAATACCTACAACATGTCACAGGTACGGTTGAACAAAATCATGGTGGATGCGGTCTAATGACTGAGATATTTATCTCTCATGATGGACGTGTGTACCCATGCTCAATATCTAATAGCAAATTACCATACTTCGACTTAACGAATGATGACGCTACTGAAGAGATTGAGTGTGCGGAACGCCAGTGTATCCATAATCCTACATGTGAAGCATGTGATATTCGGTACTTTTGTAATGGGGGCTGTATAGTTGATCGCTCTGTTAATTTTGGTGACTACGGTAAACCAAATCCTAATTGGTGTGACTATATACATGCGATAGAATCGGCTGTATCCGATGCCGCTAATAAGCATAAAGATACTGAAACTTATCTTAGAAATGAATTAATTAAATGGCGTATCGGTCATTATAAGGCTTGCTTATCACCGACCGATAACCAAAGCATAGTTGGAGGACTTATCGATGTTAATTTATCTACCTGAACGAATTTATGAAGTCATTCAAGATGACCCACGGATTCAACAATATGAAACTGAGATGAAAGAACTCTGGGGAACTGGTTTCCCTGAGGTAGCTCAGCTTAAACAAGTGAATCAAGTTGGCTTTCACTATATGTGTCAAGCTAGACGTTTACTCAGAAAGTATCCAAATCTACTCGAGCAGTTTCATGTATCCAATCGAGAGAATGATACAATGTATGTTAAGTCTGTACTAGAAACGACACTCGATAAGGAAACTAAATTGGAATGTCTATATCGATTGATGTCTAGTTGGATTGATAGAGATACGAGTATCAAAGAATTCATTAGATTATTTGAATCATTAAATTTAAATGAATTATTTGATTTATCGGCTAATATCGTTAAAGCATACTATATTATGAAAACAAGTACGATTGAAGCCCATACTATTGAAGAGTATATTAAGAAAGCCAATACAATATACACTCAAATTGCAGGTGTATGTAAGATGACCAAATCATTAGATAAGATGTTAATTGTCGAATCTATCGATCAATTAGTATCACATTTACGTGATAAACTCATTGATGGTTCTATTACAGCCGAGAAAGCTCTATCTATATATAATGCAACTATAGTTAGAGTTATCGATAAAATGGAGAAAATTGATGCCGAATATCTGAAATATAATACTCGGTCATTGTATTTTTATCTCATCGTATGTGTAAAACGATATGAAAAAGATCGAGATATGAATACATCATTTGATTTAGTGTATAACTATATCACTTGGTGTTTGAAACACAAAGAAGATTTTACACGGTCGTTATATACACACAATGAGTTTATGTTTTCCCATCTAGCGGTATTACTGAATGCGATTCATATGATCGTACCTGAACATAAGCAAAAAGCTATAGAAGACTACTTAGATGATAATGAACTAGATTATTTGGTTGGACTGTCTAGTAATGGAAAATTGTCTAATTGTATAGCTAATAAACTACGGTCTGTTAATGCAGATGATTTTGGTGTGGCTGTATTGAAATACTTTGAATCAGATGTATATGCATTAATAGAACCTATTTTAATTGATAAAACCTTGGAGGGTTAATTATGAATATAGTTTGGTATCCAAATGAATGTAAACCATTCATTTATCAATACCCAGAATTGGTTGAATTGCGTGAGTTAGCTCGCAACGATCATCAAACGAATGTGATTACAGATAGTACGGTACAATTAGAAGAAAAGATTGCTTCGGTTGAAACGATACTTGAAGGTATCACGGAAGAACAAAATCGATTAGTCTATTTGGTAACCCATGTTGATGATTTACCATTGGATGTGATCGTTGATAAACTCGATAAATCAACTCGTTCTGAAGAACGATTGATTTTATTGAATCGATTATGTCGATTAGATATGGCTACATACGGTCCACGAATGGAAGCCTTTGTTAGAAATTTAATTACTCAAGGTATATTGGTGTCAGACCCATATTATGTGGAAATTATGAACACCTACCCAATCATTTCTAATGGGAGTAAAGAATCCATTGATGAATGCTTTTCTAATGTAACTCGTGTGTATCGCGAACAAGCAAAAATCGCTTTATTCATTGCTATTAAGAAAGCAATTGTAGAAAGTAAATATGTATTCGAAGTACCACCTGTTGAATTCCTTACCTATATCGATGCCTATATCGATTCTATCTGTGAAACAACTAACATGGATCCTATGATGTTTAGAGCATGTGTTGATTATATGGATTTTCTAGTATGTAACAACATGATGGATCGACTTAATACAGTTATCCAATGGATTGATTCCCATAAAGAAGAAGCGATTTATATCAATTCTTCTACGGATTTGAATACAACATTCGATATGTTACTACTTATCAATCGAATGAAACACTTTGGTAAATTATCAAAACCATTAACGGAAACGTCTTGGAATGATAAAGAGATGGAGGTAATTAATGCGACAACTCCATCAGTCATTACACCATACAATGTATTACATGCTACAACAGAAGATATTGACTGGTTATTCGATTGGTATACTGATATTATTGAATCATTTGGATAATACACAGAAGAGTTTAGGATATCCTAAACTCTTCTTTATTTAGACATTGATGTAATATCAATTACAATATTTCATAAGAAAGGAGTCAATCGTTAATAATGGCTAAACTCAATAAACGATTTAAGTTTACCAAAGATACTACGAACGAAACCTTCTATGCTGACATATATTCTTCGATCGGTGACTTAGAAGAAGGACAACCATATCTTTCGACTGATGTTAAGGTCGATGAGAATACAACTATGCCAGGGTACGTCCAAGGCTCTACCAACTCATATGACGAGAATCTTCTCGATATATACATAAAGCCAGATGACGCTACTAAACAAACATTTCGTTTAAAATCAAAATCGTATAGAAACATTGCCAATGGGGTCACTATCTATTCCCAACCAGGTCAATATACATTCAATATTCCTGTGGGTGTAACTAAAGTGTGTGTCATCACAGTGGCAGGTGGTTCTGAATATGATTACGTTCATAACGTAACCCCTAAGAATATCACTGCATTGAAAGCTCAACTATTGAGTTCATCGGTTGATACCTATGTGACTGAAACAGGTAAAACAGACCGATTGATCAGTTCATCTGTAGATTATCAAACCGTTTCCTTCGATGGTTCTCCTATCATTGGTTACGGTATTGATGGTGTAACAGGTAAAGTCACTCGTACTGAAATCCCTGTAAATACCCCATTGTATTTTGGTACACCATCTGGGCTATATAATGATACTACATCAGCCTATAGACATAGTGCTTCGGGTCAATTACGGTCTACCGTGATCGATGTATCCAACATTGAATCACTCAATGTAGTAGTCGGTAACTTCGGTAATGCTACCGATAATACAAGCCCTAAACGTGGTACTAGTGAATTAGTCAGTGCTGACTTACCATTGACCACTAAATCTAAAGAAGATAATGGCACATCCTTCCATTTCGGTAATGGTGAACCTACCATGCATGTAGTTAAAGTCGATGCTATTGGTATGGGTGGTGCTGGTTCTCAAGGTCTAAGCCCTAACACTAATGACCCTGGAACACAACCATACGCTGAAAGAGAATTTTCTCGTATGGGTAATGTTCGTGGTACTGTGGTTAAGGTTGCTACATCTGATAAAACAATTGCCAACATCGTTAGTATGAATGGTAATAGTGCCTTATTGGGTGATAGTATTATTACCAACAACAAACCAATTCCAGGTGCTAAATTTAATGGTACTATCGATACTAACCCAGCCTACCCAGGATTGAATTCTTTGACTGCTGACCAATTAGAAGCTGGTCGAGGACTTCCTGGTAAATCCGTTAAACAGATTTGGATTGAAGGTGTAGAAGGATATGATAACCCTATCCTTGAAGGTGGTGCTGGTGGTTTACCTGGTCATGATGGTGAACCTGGTAAAGTAAGTAAATTCTTTATCATAGAAGATGGTGTTACTAAATACATTAAATCTGGTGGCGGTGGTGCTGGTGCAGGTTATATCGCTGGTAAGCTTATTACTATCAATGGTGATGAGTATGCTAATAATAACCAAGTCAATATCAACGCAACCTATGATAAGTCGAATGGGTTAACGCCTGGTACAACTGGTAACTACAATATCACATATGGTGGTACCATCGAACCTAAAGTTCGTATTGGTCAACCTAATATTGGTATCGTATCCATCATATATGGGCCAGAGATTGAAAACATGGATATTCCATTATACACTTGGACAACTGACCAAGAATCCTATGTGGGAGAGCAGCTTAGATATACCGCTAATGGTATTGAAGGGAATATTAAATTCTCTCCTAAACGTATCTTCATATCTCACGAGTTTGTGAAAGATGAAACTGCTGCTAGCGGAGCTACCTTTATGCAAGCGTCCCAAAAGGCTGGATTGGAAAATCTTGTATTGGAATATATGAATGATAAGGGTGTGTGGACTAACTTCAAAACAGCGTCTATATCCTTTACCATGCTGACTGAAGAAGGTCAAACCTATATCGATATTCCATTGCGTGTATATTCTACAAAATGGAGATTACGTCTACCTGATGAAAACCTTCATCTTAAATCAAAGAATGGTGTTAAGATCGATTCTTACATCACATACACAGAAGATGAAATGACCTAATAAGTATATATTATAAGAATGAGTATGGATTGACCATACTCATTCTTGTTACTGTTTGTTCGAAAGGGTAGTAATATCTAACATTATAGCTAACAAACAGATATTGATAAATTATTTCATATTTGGAGGGCTTTTATTATGGCATTCAACACATCTA